ATCTGCGCCACTTGCGAGTCCGAGTGCGTCCGGGCGTTGCGGGCATAGGGCACCAGCTTGGCCGCCGGCCACTGCTCGATCTTGTCGGCCAGCCACGAAATCGTCATGCCTGTGCTCCCAATCGTTCGGCGGCAACCCCATCAAAGGTCTGGCCTGTTGCCACGAGCGTGACAGGCACCTCCGGGAAGTTCTGCTGGAAGCGCTTGATCGTCACATCGACGTACTCAGGGGCGATTTCCGCGGCCCGCACTACGCGGCCAGTCCGTTGTGCAGCAAGCAACGTGGTGCCGGATCCACAGAACGGTTCGAACACTATGTCGCCAGCGTCGGTGTAGGTTTCCAGAATGTGTTCCGGCAAGGCAACAGGGAATACCGCCGGGTGATCAATGTCTTGTCCGATCTTTCCCTTGTGCCGCATGACGCGAATCACAGAATCGGGAATCTTGGTGTCCTGAGTGGGCGTACCAGCTGCAGTCCAGCCACCGATCGTTCCATCTTTTTTGCGCATTGCCGTGGAACTGCCGTCCTTGCGCAGATGGGTTTCCTGACCGGCGAACTTGCAGGGCATGATCTTGTTGGCCTGCCGTGCCTGGCGATTGAAGTGGAAAACAAACTCGAACGAGGGTGCCAGCCGACCATTCCAGTCGCCAGGCAATCCTGGCCCCTGGTCCCAGACGTACCAGGCGAAACGGCGCCAGCCCTGAGTGCGCATCCAGTCGAGCCAGCCATCCCAGTACGGGATGACTTCGTTGTCGCGGTGGATCAACCCGAGATTGACCAGCACCTGGCCGTTCGGAGCCATCGGTAGATTGGAGAAAACGCCCCGCATCAGCGCATCCCAATCAATGATGGTGTTCGTATAGTCACGCTGGTTGCCGTAGGGCGGCGATGTGAAGCACAGTGCCGCCTGCTCGTCGGCCATCAAAGCAGCGACCACGGTGGCATCGGCGGCATCACCACAGATCACGCGATGCGAACCCAGTTGCCAGACATCGCCAGCACGCGATACCAGATTGACCGGCGTATCAGGAACCTCGTCGGCAGCATCGTCGGAATCAGCCAAGGACTCCTCGGCCGTTCCTTCCCCACCATCCACCAGTAAGTCTTCAATTTCTTCGTTGGAGAATCCGGTCAGCGTCAGGTCGTAACCCGACTCCGTGAGTTCCGCCAGTTCGGCGGCGAGCATCTCTTCATCCCATCCCGCATCAAGTGCCAGGCGGTTGTCGGCGATCACGTAGGCGCGCTTCTGTGCCGGCGAGAGGTGTCCGAGTTCGATGACCGGCACCTCGGTGAGTCCGAGCTTGCGGGCAGCGGCCAGACGGCCGTGGCCGGCAATGAGGCCGTGGCTACCATCCACCAGGACAGGGTTGGTCCAGCCGAATTCAACGATGCTGGCCGCGAGTTTGGCGACCTGCGCCTCAGAATGCGTGCGCGGATTGCGGGCGAACGGGATCAGCGTCTCGACCTTCCGGTATTCGATGTTCAAGGTTGGGGTCATGGAATGCAAAAACCCGCCACAGTGGGCGGGTCGTAATTTGGGTGGTAACTCGGTTCAGGTGGTAACCGGGGTGGTAACTGGTAACCCCGGTAACCTCGTTTCGCGTTCTGACGCTATCGAAATGCCGGGCTGTCGCCTCCCGCATGGCATATTTGCCAGGAAGGACCGGTCAAATTCTGGTCAATCGGTACAGTTCTTCATTCAGATCACGACCGCCCTGCATGCCGCCTTCGGCATCAATGCTGCGATCATTGAATCGAGACTACGACTCCTTGCCCGGTTCAGCAAACCTTGCTTCGATATCCATCGCCCCATGCAGGATGCGAACGATACTGAGTCCCTTTCGGTCATCGTGAAAGAAAATCACGTAGTTGCCGTGAGCGCATGACCGAATGCCATCACCCAACTCGGGGCGGGGGCGATAGGCCCGGGGCGCCGTAGTGATCTTGGTGCATTGACGTCGTAGTTCGATGACGAAGCTCAGTGCCCGGCGTGGGTTGTCGCGCGCGATGTAATCGCCGATATCTTCAAGATCACGCTCGGCAAGTGGAGAAAAGATCACTTGCATCACGCGGTCTGGTCAGCATCCATAGCCCGATACTTAGCTTCCAGTCGATCGAAAACGATGTCGGCGGGGATGCCAGGTCCACTCGCCATTCCTGACGCAATGGCTGCACGCAAGGCATCCATTTGCATTGATGCCTGAGTCTGCTGGTCCTCAAGCAGGCGTAGTGCGGCACGAACTACCTCGCTGGCGTTATTGAACCGTCCGGACTCCACCTGCTCCCGAAGAAAATGCTCGAAATGTGAGCTAAGTGCAACGCTGGTCGGCATCTTGGTTAACTCCGAAAGTTAATAATAGTTATTAAACCCTCGGGCAACCCGCCTGTCAAGGTGACGCAACTGCGCCGAACGTCCCTCCAAAGCAAAACACCTGCGGGCATGACCGGCAGGCGCTTTTTTCACATCTTGGCGAAATGGTAGTCCTTCGATGTTCACCGGTCAATACGGTTTATGCAATTAGTTTTCAAATATCCATAATGCATCGCCAGCATGCCCAGTGCTGCTACCAGAATCCCACGTGCTTCGGGCTGGGACAAGGACCGACCGTTCCATCCCTGCAGAGCTGCCCATTCCTTGAGATTCATGCCGAGACCGGCGACATGCCAGACCGCCGAGCCTCCTGGGCTACCGATCCCGCCCACGGCATCCATGGCCTCGCCGATCCGCTTACGGGCAAAGGCGACGCGCTCGGTCATGCTGTCACGCCACTGACCACCCGGGATGCGATTGAACGATGGTACGGATGGACCCGACAGTTGGGCCAGGACAAAGGTTGCGGTGAAATCCTGGCCGGCATCATGCATCTGTGACGTGATCGTGCCATTCTTCATCATCGTGCCAAGGGTATCGATCGTACGAAAGTGCTCGTTGTCGATGTGCTCGCCGCTGGCTTCCCTCGACCACTCCGCCTGACGTCCGCCGGCCAAAGGGATGACGTCACCCAGATGCAACGATTGAGGTTTGGATTTAACGGCCATTGCGCAAACCTCCAGAGTCATGGGTGCGACGGCCATAAAGACTGGATGCGATGCCCTCAAGGAATTTGCGGTCCCAACTGTCAGCCACCATTTCCGGCTTAATCACCAGCACACCTTGCTTGTGCCATGCCGCTGCGCGCATGGCGCGTAATTCATCTTCGGAGGCGGGTGAAACAGGTATCAGCCGTGCCAAGGCACAGATTGGTGTGCGCATCATATTTCTCCTTCCATGGCCCACTGCAGCAGTGCCAGTGCATCGGCTTCGTTGTCATCGTTCGGTGCATGACCAAGGGCCTTAGCCGCAGCAACCATCTCGTCCTTGGATGCGTTACCTTTGCCGGTCGCATGTTTCTTGATCGTGCCAACCGGAACACCCTGGTAGGGAATGTTGTGCTGTTCGCACCAGGCGGTCAGATGGCTCATGAAGCCGCCGTAGGCATGCGCCGCATCGACGCCAGCGTGTCGCCGAACCTCTTCGAAGAACACGGCGTTGATGTCACCGGCAGTGAGTACTTCGTTGAGCCACCGCTTGAAGCGGAGGAAGCGCATTCCGCCCCCTTCAAAGCGTTGCGGCTTGAAATGTTCGGTACCACTGGTTACGCTCCCATCCCGTTGAAGCAATGCCCATCCGGTATGGGTGCCCAGATCCAGGGCCAGAATTGATGTATTCATATCCAACTCCTTTTTGGAGTGGTGACGGATGGTGACCGATTCCACCGATACTTCCTTTACGTGTGCGCACGCACACGTGTACGGTTAATCAGCAGACTCGTCACCATCCGTCACCAAGTTAGTCATTGAGGTCGCAATAGCTGCGGCTGTAAGGCTTCGGGCGCGTTGCCAGTCCTTTGAATCCGCGCACTCCGCCATGCATACGGCTGGGCACGAACCCGCGTGTGATCAGGACCTCCGAGAATCGCTTGATTGATCCGACGTACTCGCCGGCACGCTCCGCCCATTCGCGCCAGTCGGCATAGAGATCCGAGGAGGACACTTTGGCTTCCGGGTGAAGTTCGCAGCGCTCTTCCAGCCACAGGCCAAGCGCGTCCTCGGCTTCGAAGTACTCTTCGGTGGCCGAGACCACACTGGCTGGTACTTTGATTCCTTCCCGCTGCCAGGCAAGACAGCCCTCGACCGCCCAGGCCAGGATGCCATCTCGTTCCTTGAGTAACTTCTCGGTGAGCTTTCCGTCCCGTCGCTCGGGCGGAATCGTCACCGTGAAGGGGATTAAGTGCAGTCGCCGCTTCATGGCTTCATCGACGTTGCGGATCGATGGCTTGTGGTTGCCGGCAATGATCAGCTTGAATTGCGGCAGGTATTCGAAGAAGTCCTGGCGCATGAAACGCGCTGAGACCTTATCGCCGCCCGTGATGGCTTTCACCTTGGATTCGTTCCAGCGTCGCCCCTGTTCGGTTTCGATTGACGATACAAAGCGTGCGCCACGCAGACCGGCCAGATCGGTCGGGTGCCGGTCACTGCGAGTTTCCATGAACGTATCCATGGGCGCGTTGGCTGCGTAATCCCCCAGGATCGTCGTGATCACATTGACGAATACCGACTTGCCGTTGGCACCCGTGCCATACAGGAAGAACAAGGCATGCTCGCTGGTGACGCCAGTCAGGCAATAGCCAATCACGCGTTGCAAATACCTCATTAACTCCTGGTTCCCTGCGGTAATGTCAGACAGGAATGCCAGCCATTGCGGGCAGGCTCCCTGTGGGGTTGCTGTTGTTATCTTGGTCATACGGTCCTCTCGGTTATGCGGGCGCACCTGACCGGTACGCAGATGGATAACGCCGCCTGGTGCATTGGCCAGCCAGGGGTCTCCGTCCCACTCCTCTGACGTCGATGCATGCTGGCGATCGCTACGCGCCAGGCGTTCAACGCCACTGACGGTGCTGCTTGAGGCGAGTTTTGCGGCGAGGCGATGGGAGTCAGCCTTCATGGCTGCCTCACGGCAGACATGGCGCATCAGATGCGTTACCAGCAAGGTGTCGTCCGGTTGCCATCGATTGCCCGTCCACACCAGCCACTTGCCCCAGGATGCGCAGTACCGCCAGTCCTGGGCATAGCGCCTGGTAAAGGACAGTGCCAGGGCATCATCGGTTGCCCATACGGCTTTTTCCGAATCCGGTTCTGGCTCGTCCGGCAAGGGCGGTTGCACGGTGATGCGCGGTCCCGTCGCCAGGAAGGTCGGGATATCGAAAGACTCGCCGATTGCATCGGCCGCATCCCATCCGTCAGGCTTTCCCTCCGGAGGCATGAGGATCGCGCAGGAAGCCGCACCGGCAGTTAGAGCAGCATCGGCGGCGGCCATTGCGTAATCCCAGCCGGCCTTGTCACGATCCGGCCAGATCACAACCTGCTTTCCAGTCAGCGGTGACCAATCAGTCTTGTCGATCGGCGCGTGGGCACCATGCATGGCGGTGGTGGCCACGACACCGCCATCAATCAGTGCCTGAGCACACTTCTCGCCCTCGACCAGTACCACGGCATCCACGGTCGCCATCCCTGGTTGGTTGTAGAGCGGTCGCGGATCCGGCGGTGCCATCTTCTTGCGCTTGGCGCACCAGGGTCTGAATTCCTTGCGGCGGCCGGGCGGGTCGTACCGATAGACACAACCGATGAGTTGGCCTTCTGCCGTGAAGTAGTCCCACTTGGCCGTGGCCGGGCCCAATTCGTCAATCAACGCTTCCTTCTTGTTCTTCCTTGGCGACGTGATGTTCGATCGCCCCGTAAGCTCACGGGCCAGCTTGATGACCTGTGGGAAGTCCGATTTGGCATCGATCTGGTGATGACGTGCGATCAGGTCAAAGACATCACCCCCCTCGCCAGTGGCGCGATCGGTCCAGAGGCCCGCCTTGTCACCGTTGAGCACCACCTCGAGGCTGTCGCCCGGACTGCCAAGCACGTCGCCGACGAGAAAGTTGCCTTTGCGCACCTTGCCGGCCGGATAGAGCGAGAAGAGGACACCCTCCAGCCGACTGATCAAATCCCCTCTAAGGGCGTCGCGTTCGGTGTCCTGATGCTGTGGCGTGCTGCCAGCGGTATCGTTGAAATCCATCATGCCGACGCGCTCCAGCAACGGTTGGCCCAGGAGCAGAACTTGCACTCGTAGTAGCCCGGCTCAGCAGCGATGCGTGGCAATTGCTCTCCGGCCTCGGTAGCCCGAATCACTTTCACTGCCCGGTCGGACATTCGCTGTGCCAATCCAGCATCGAACGGCACGAGTTCAGACCAGATTTCCTGGGTGTCCTTGTTGATTGCGGTAAACATCGCAGGGTTGTCCGAAATGCCTGGGATGGACGGCTCCATGTACGCCTGATAAACGGCGATCTGGCCGGCATAAACTGGCTTGGTGACTGCCACACCTTTCTTCACGGTCTCACGCCAGTTCTTGGCGTTCATGGTCTTGCACTCCCAGAGCATCGGGAACGTCAGGCCAAGTTCGGGCGGCGCATTGGCAATCACGCCGTCGAGGTGGCCCTGGATACGGCCGTCGGCAACGGAGAAACCGAACTGCTCGCCATCCTTGCGCCGCGTGTAAAGATCGAATCCGGATAGACGTAGCCAGCGAATGGCGAGATCTTCCAGTACGTGACCGACCTCGAAAATGCGCAGGGTACGGCCAGGGAACTCAGCACCCGGATCCACCGGAGCGTCGACGTACTCAAATTGAAGGGCCCGCTCGCAGGCGACTCCGAGGCGTGAGCCGCCCAGATAGCGGCGTTTTTCACGGATGGCGTTTTCCGCCTGAAGGGCGGTATCCACGAGTGCAGTCACTTTCTCGTGGAATTTGGGTTGGTGATTGAGATCGATCATCAGAAGGGAATCCTTGTGTTGGGGCCGTTGGCGGCTTGTGCCTGCGCGGCCAATCGTTGTTCGAAAAAGGCGCGCTCCCGGGCCGCCATGCGTTCGTGCTCGTCGAGCATGTGGGCCTGATAGGCGTCGACCACGACCTCGACCAGACGCAGGACTTCCTCCTTGCGGTAGTCGGCCAGTGGACGGTCCATGCCGATGGTCGAGACGTAATCACCGAGCGGGGCGAGTGCTGCGCGCATAGCAGCCAGTTCCAGATCGGAGGGGTCAATCACGGCGTCCTCCTGCACACTGGTCAGCCGTTCCATGACCTTGGAAAACGCGTTCATGCAGCGCATCGAGCAGAACACCCACCGATCCGAGTAACGCCGGGGATCGGTTCGCCGCAGTGCGGCGTTGAAGTAACCGAATCCCCGGGCTTCGCGAGCACAGACCACACATTTCACGCCGCCTCCAGATAGGTCTGGTTGGCAGCCTGAACCACGCGCTGGATGGCGTGCTTGTTGAAGCGGAAGGTCAGCAACGCGGACGCCTGGTAGCGGGTCAATCCGAAGTCAGCGCGCGTCTCGGCGGGCAAATACTTCAACTGCCCCTCGGTCGGCACCTCGGTCAGCCAGCGTCGGGTCTTGTGGGCACTGTCATCACTTTCCACTTCGTTGAGCCAGTCATTAGCCTGTGCCAGGCACACCGTGCGCTCGCCGACCCCCAGCAGCCGTACCGGGTTCTTGCCCTGTCCGCCGAGGGCATACCAGCGTCCATCGAGGAAAAATACGCCGGCCCAGGCCGTAAATCCGCTGGCCAGCAAGGCACAGTCGTCGCCGAAGAGATCGACCCACACGAAATTTGAACGCCGGAGCAGGTCGATTTCACTCATCACGAAATCTTCCAGGGGACGTTTGTGGGTATCCACGTCTTCCGAGGTGACGGCTTTTCCGCAAATCGGACATTCGCGGGATGCGAGGGGAATGATGGCTCCGCATGAAGTGCATTCCTTGGTCGGCGGTTCGCCATCGCCTTCATGCCCATCGAGATCAACCTCCTGCTCGAGACTGCCGTGCACCAGGGATGCGGTCCCGAAATCCAGCACCACGCAGTCGGTCTTGATGACGCCAGGGTGTTCATTGGGGTCTACGACACGGAGGCCACGTCCGATCATCTGGATCAGCGTCGACTTGTATGAGCTCGGGCGCAGAAGCACGATGCAACCGGTGGGCGTGTAGTCGTACCCTTCGGTCAGCACGGCGACATTGACGATCACGGTGGTGTCGCCGTTTTCGAATGCGGTCAGTGTTTCCTTGCGCTCGGCATTGGACATCTCGCCGTGAACGACGGCAGCGACAACTCCGCCCTGATTGAATGCATCGCAGACAGCATTGGCATGATCGACAGTGGCCGCAAATGCGATTGTTTTGCGACCCATAGCTCGATCTTTCCAGTGGCGCACGACAGCCGAATTCACGGGTGAGGTGTTCATGATCGTTGCCACCGCCGTCATGTCGTAGTCTTCAGCCAGCTTGCGGACACCATCGAGAGCTTCACGGGTGCCGACGTCGATGACGAAGGTGCGTGGGGCTACCAGGTGGCCGGAGCGGATCAACTCGCCCAGCCGGATCTGGTCGGCAACGTTGGAGAACACTTCTCGCAATCCCTTGCCGTCACCGCGATTCGGGGTGGCAGTGACGCCGTAGATCAGGGCGTGGGGATTTCTCGATAAGGTCGTATCAATGACCTGCCGGTATGTCGGCGCAGCACTATGGTGTGCCTCGTCGATAACCAGCAGGTCGAGGGTGGGAATGTCATCGAGATTGCGTGCCAGCGTTTGCACCATGGCAAACGTTGCCTGTCCTGACCAGGACTTCTGTCGCGCATCAAAGACAGAGGTCGTGATGCCCGGATTGACGCGCGAGAACTTCGACTTGTTTTGTGAGGTTAGTTCATCGCGGTGCGCCAGAATGCACGCCTTGGCATCGGGGTGAGTCAGAAACTCGCCGGCAGTGCCGGAGAGGCAGATGGTTTTTCCAGCACCGGTCGGGGCGACCCCCAGCGTATTGCCGTGGGTCTTGAGCGCCCCGACGCAGCGCGCGACGAAGTCACGTTGGCGTGGTCGAAGAATCATGGCCGCTCCCCTTTACTGCGCCCAGGTGGGCCGTGTCGATACGGCAGGTGCGGCTGCCGGCGCAGCGTGTGTCGCCGGTGCGCTGCTGCTGAATCCGCCGGTGGGAACCGGTGCGCGACTGGCGGCACCCATCAATGCCGCGTACTCCTTGCTGTCAGGCTGAATCGCGGCCTTGACGACATTCTTGTCTTCACCGTTCTGATCCTTTTCGACATCGATGCGGACGACGAACTCGACACCGTCCAGATCGGCAAAGCCACGAATGCGGCGTGCGGTTTGTGCCTGGGGCGTCTGATCAGCGGGATGGATGCCCCGTGCCGAGTTGAGGATGGCGCGCAAAAAGCTGCGGCCCATGTTCGTCCAGTCCGGCCCCTTGGGGCTGTAAAGACCAATTAGACCGAACACCACACGCTTGGCGAACGGGCCCTCGAGGATGGTGAATTTGGCGTTCAGATACACCGCGCCGGTCTTGTCCGAGCGGGTGGCATAACCGCCGGTCCAGCCCTGGCTAGGATCATCGTAACCACCGGGACGGATGGCCATGATGACCTTGGCCAGCGTCTTGGGTGGGATCAGGGCGAACTCGCGCTGCTCCTCGGCATCGTTGAAATCGTTCCAGGCGGCGTTGTTGGAAGTGCTGTTCATGGAATTTCTCCTGTGCGTTACTGCGCGCGGGGCGCGGTGATCTTGGAAATGAGGCGGCCGAGGTGCGGCTCCTCGACAACGTCGAGTCGCCCGGAACGGTCTTTGGCGGGGTAGCCCCAGGGATTGAGGTGCTGGCAGACGAAGGCGCGATACGGCGTGCCGTCATCGGCTTTGAGGACGACCATCGAGATGACCTGGTCGAGGATGCCGGGCAGTTCCAGTGAGGCCTTGGAGCCGTCGATCTGCGGCGAAAACACCTTTCGATTGAAGTCGTCCAGTTTCTCGTCGAGGATGCCGACCAGCCACACGTCCTTGCTGCGGATGTGTTGCCACTGCGTGAGCCAGGCAATCAGTTCGCTGCCATGCAGGCCATACGCGCCACGGTTGTCGGGCTTGCCGGTTTTCTCGCTGTAGGCTTGCGGCTGACCTTTGGACCACTGCAGGCACAAGCGGCCGGCGACGGTGATGGAGTCGACGAAAATCAGCGAGTACTTGCCAAGCAGTGCCGGATCGCCGTACTGATCGCATACCCGGTCAAAGTGAGCCTGGCTGTAAGCTTGGTCGTCGCGCAGCGCCGGGTTCGGTCCGCCGATAAAGCAAGCCAGATCGCGGCACTCAGGCCACGTCCGGGTGCGCACTGTGTCGCAGGGCCAGTCGCGAACGGCGAGGTCGCCATCCTCCATATCGACGAACAAGGCACTGATCGCCTCGGTGGTCTTTAGCAGGGTGGTCTTGCCGACACCAGCGGGCCCCAAGATGACGCCCGAGGAGCGGCGGTTTTCAGCGAGGCGCTGGTCAGCGGTGATGATGGGGAAGGCCATTTCAGACCTCCGTGCCGAAGATTTCGGCAACCTTGTCGGTACCGAGGGCACCACGGTTGCGGGCAACATCGTGCAGTTTGCGGAGGGCGTTCAACTGCCTGCAGATGACAGACAATTCGTCTTCCAGACCCTGGATGGCAAACGCAAGATCGTCAACACTTGCGTCCTCCAACTTGAGCCCGTCGATGTCAGGGTGACCGCCATGGCCGGGGACACGAATGGTCTCCGGCAGATCGGACATGGACATTGATTTCTTGCGCAGCGATTCGATGATGTTCTTGAACATGGTCATTACTCCTGAATGGCGATCGGACGTTGGGGGGTGGGTTGGGGGTTGGCATTGCGCAACCGGGACCGGATATCGCTGGGGGTCATTCCAGAACTGGCGCGAACTGCGATGTAGCGGTAATGGCCGTCGGAAACTTTCTGGCTGAACAGATGAATCAGGCCAAATTCGCAAGCGATCCAGGCGCGACGGGCGGTGGCATGCAGTCGGTTTCGCTGCTGTGTTGTCAGGGTGCTGGTCGTTGGGGAACGGTCAATGAATAGCAATCCTTCGTGGTACTGGATTGACTCACCCACCAGGGCTGTGAATGGCGGAGCAAAAGGGAGCCACTTGGCGGTGCAATAGTAAGCCAGTCCTGACGCCTAAGCTTCGATCTGTCAAAGGATCGGAGAGAGGCAGAAAGGATGTACAGAGAAATGGACCTAT